CCAGTTTGGTTGAGCGGAGATTATACCGCCGCCACCGACAATTTCCCTATGTGGGCCACTGAGGCTCTATTAGAGGGATTGTTGGACTGTATCGACCACGAACCTACAAAAAAGTGGGCTCGCTGGGAGGTCAGTTCTCATCTGATAGATTACCCTGGATGTTCTGGTGTGCAAACATCAGGACAACTTATGGGTTCCCTTCTCTCTTTTCCTTTACTCTGCTTGTTGAACGATTTTGTGATGCAAGAAAGTGGTTTTGATCCAAAGACCTACTTAGTCAATGGAGACGATGTCGTAGCGAGATCTTCTCGAGCGAAAATCAACACATGGAAGGAGCTTGCTCCTCGTGTTGGTTTATCTTTATCGCTTGGAAAGAATTTTATTGATCCGGATTTCTGTACTGTAAACTCCCAATTATTCTTTAAAGGGAAGGTACGTCATACCGGAAAGGTTGCACTTGCTAGACGATGGGGAACAACGATAGACTACTGTTATTCTGAAGCTCAATTTTATTGGGGGGCAACCCCCGAGCTGATGGAAAACTTCCTCTCAAGAAATTGGAAGGAATTGAGTCTAACTCCCCGTAGTCTCCATTATTCGAAGGAACATGGAGGTCTAGGTCTTGTGGATGTACGGAGTTCTCATGGACTTAAAGTGGACCAACGTCTTGCCAAAGAGGTGTATCTGTATGATACGATCTCTAGGTTTGGAAAGGTTCATCGAGTTCCAAATGCCCCCTTCTCGTTTGTTGCTTTCCCATTAATACGGGGAGAAACATCGCAGAAAGAGGAAGGAGAACATCCATCAGTACGTTTATTTAATCGGTTTCTTAGTTTAGGAGCGCTGGAAAGCGAACCACTTGAGAAATTTTCCGATTTAACACACAAGACCTTTGCTAGTTGGAAATCCCGTTTTCTTAAGGATTCTCCACAAGCAACTTCCGATTTGTTCCGACATCTCACAAAAGAAGGAAGGTTTGACCTAGAAAAGGCACCACCGTCGAACTTCTTGGAAACCTCATATTTAGCCATAACAAATGGTTTGGCTAGAAGGTATGCCGAAGAGTCGATGAGAGTAGCATTAGCACTCATTGCTGAATACTGGTTAGACTTCTCTCTTCATCCTTGTGAGTATCTCGAATTTGAAGATCTTCCGACGGAGCGAATGGATATTATACTAGAGGATTATGAGCATTATGCTCTCCCCTTGGTACAACTGTTCGAACCATTGTCGAAAGATTCTGTAGATTCGGAGGATCGGGTAATCAATGATGATGTCGTGAAGTTCTGGGAAACATTTTCTCCAGAGAGTCTATCGTCCAATTGTGGAGGTCAGCTATTTAAGCCTCGCCCACAAGGATTTCAAGCTCTCGAAGAATTCCTGAACTTCTTTGGTCAAGATGACAAAA